GCGGTCGGTGTGAGACTGGTCAGGATGCCGGTCGGCATGGACGGCGTCGTCTGCGGATTGGCGGACGGGCCTGTGCCGTTAATGAAGGCATCCTCCTCAGCATTACCAAAGCGCACACCAAAGCGATGAGCGATGTGGGCAGCGATGTCAAAGGCGGAGTCGTTGAGCAGCTCGTTGGAAACCTTGATCATGCAGCCCAGCTTATAGGCGGACAGTGTCTCCTGTGCAAAGCTCATATCGGACTCCTGGATAGCCGCACCTTCCTCGATCCAGGATGCAGAGCCCGCATCTGTCGCGATCGGGATAGTACGCGTACCGGAGTTGGTATGAATGGTCTTTGCCAGGCTGCGGAAGATGTTATTCTCTTCCAGGGCTTCAATCAGCTGACGCTCGAACTCATCCGGAACAGTGAAACCACCGTTCTGATCGACGCCAACCGAAAGGGAATCACGGACCTCCATGGTATTGACGCCACGCATCATGTTCCAGAAAGCCTCATTATACTTTGCCGTAGCAGTCGGGCGGACATTTGCGTCACGCCTTCCGTCCTTCACATCGGTATGCACCGGTGCGGACGTCGCTGCAGACAGACGAGCATCCATCGCCATCTGATCTTCCAGTCGCTTGATCTCATCGCCCAGGGCCTGCACATCGGCAGCCATTTTGTTATACTGCTCTACAGCACTTGCTTCGACGAGACCGTTCTCGCCTCTATGCTCCTCCAGGTATGCCTTCGTCTGCTCCCAGAGTGTATTTCTCTTGTTTCTCAGTTCAATAATCTTACTCATAGCATTTTCCTCCATAAAAAAAGCCGGATGCCTTATTTCAGGAAATCCAGCTGTTTCATCAGTATCTGATAGGGAACTGCCCCATCCTTTGTTGTTCCATCGAGGCCGATCACCGGCTCTGTTGGTGTTGTCTCTTCCGCTGCTATATCATTTACCCGCAGACGATTTAGAATTGCCTGATCCATCATTCGGCTCGAGTACATCCGAGCCTCAAGGACAGGGCCATCTGCATCTTCGGGCTTTTCGCCTTCGTCTTCAGAGTTCTTCTTCCCATCATAGAGAATCTCGTCTGCAAAGCCCATCTCCACAGCCTTCTTAGCGTTCATCCAAGTCTCGTTGCTCATGAGTTCTGCGATCTTGCCTCGCCGCATACCTGACTTGGCTGCATAGGCATTGATAATGGATTCCTTCACCTCGTTCAGTGTCTCGATGGCTTTCTCCATGTCCTTGGCGTTCCCCATCGCAATGGTAGACGGGTCATGGATCATAAGGAGTGCCGTGGGCGACATCTCCACCCGGTCACCTGCCATCGCCACCACTGATGCTGCGGACGCCGCTATGGACGCGATCCGCACGGTGATGCTACCAGCATATTCCCGGAGCATGGTGTATATCTCCGCAGCCGCGAATACATTACCTCCTGGGGAATTGATCCAGACAGTCACATCGCCTTCCTCGGCTTCGAGTTCCGATCGGAAATCTGCAGGAGTTATTTCATCGCCCCAGAAGGATTCCTCGTCGATAGGCCCCTCTAAGCGGAGAACCCTGCCCCCGCCGTCATCATGTATCCAGTTCCAGAACTTCTTCATTGCTTACCTCTCTTTCTGTTTTCTTCCTTCGATTCCTGCTGGGGGATCTGCTGTTTCCCAGCGTCCTCCAGTTTCACATAGCCTCCATTCAAGTAATAATCATCGCCGCCCTTCTCTGCCGGAATAAGGTCCAGGTTCTCGAGGCGCCGGATATCATTCGGAGACATAAACCCGTTCGAGATACCGGTTGCATAACCCTGCATCCTGGACTGGTAATCGCCGCGAAGGAGCCCGTCGACGTTGAACTTTGGAATGTAGGTATCCTGTTCTTCCGGCAACAGCAGGTCCTTGATGATCGCCTGCTCGAATCGGACCAGCCAAGGCGTCAGTGTGTGGACGACGAAGTCGATCGATTGGTGCTCGATGTTGCTAAATGTGGCGTGCTCCAAATCCTGCACCATGTGTGGCGGCACACGGAAGATGCGGCATATCTCGTTTACACCGAACTGGCGCGTGGAGAGAAACTGGCTATCTTCCGGTGGCAGGGAGATCGGTTTGTACTGCATCCCTTCTTCAAGTACAGCGACCTTATGGGCATTGTTCGCGCCGCCATATACATCTGACCAGTTCTCCCTGATCTTCTCTGGGTTCTTGAGAACTCCCGGATGCTCCAGGACGCCTGACGGCTGTGCACCGTTTCGGAAGAAGGAACTGCCGTATTTCTCAACGGCAAGCGTCGTGCCCAGTGCATTCTTCATCATGGCAATCGGTGAAAAGCCAGTCAGTCCATTGAAGCCCAATCCTGGGACATGGAAGACCTCGTCATAGCGGAAATAGATGTCCCGGTTGGTTTCTCCAGGCTTCTCGTCCGTGTATGCGTGGTAGATATAGTAGATCTCGCCCTTCTCGTTCCGGTCGATCTCAACATTCTCCGGCAAGAGCGGATACAGGCCAAGGACGGCATTCCTCCCATCCCGGACGATCTGGGCGTAGGCATTCCCCCACAAAAGTAGATGCGTCATCATGGTTTCCCGGAAGGAGAAGCTTGTCATCTCAGGATTAGGCTGCCGGTAGAGTATCCTGTAGAGCGGATGGTCCCTTGCCTGTTCCTTCCCGGAATCCGTGTATCTATAGAGGTGCAGCGGCAAGCCTGCCACCGTCTCTGCAAGAAGGCGTACACAGGCGTAGACCGTTGCGATCTGCATCGCGCTCTTCTCGTCGACGCGCTCACCACTGTCCGCCTTCCCGAACATAAAAAGCTGTCCGGAGTCGCGGACGTTATCATCAATCCGCGGAACCATCATGGCTTTTTCTCTAATTGAGGTATGAATAGAAGGCGCATCTCTTGATGCATTCCCCAAAAGCATAGATTTTATTCCCATTTTATCTTCTCCAAAAATAGTCAAAATAAAAGCACCCCGTAAAGGGATGCTCACGTTTTATCTAATATAGTCTTCGTAAAAACCGGTTCTTAGCTGCATTTGCCTTAATATCTCAGTTGATATTGTTGCGTTTTCCGGATATGAATAATTTGCAGACCAAGGAATAATCACTTTTTGTTCCTGTTCTTTTCCTTGCATATCTAAATACTTAACACTAATCTTTAAGTCAGGAATATCTAATGCAACAGACACAGGCCCCAAATATGCACCTGAAAAGTATGAGTAATTCAATCCTTGGCCAAATAAACAAGCAAGCATCTCATTCCAGCTCTCTGGAAGTGGCACTACAACTGTATCTTCGCCTGCTGTGATGTAAGTAATTTCAACACTATTCTCTTCAACTGACAATAAATTATCTGAATGAATCTTACCTTCCTCATAATACTCGATATCGAAGTATTCCTCTCCTGAATCTGAAGATACTTTTTTATACTTATGCCAGTCACTCTCATTATTATTCAAAACGTCAATTGCATCATCCATCCAGTCAGTGTCAAATGTCACTGTGATGTCTTTTGCGGTGCCTTGTCCAATATTCTTTATGGTTAAAAACGGTGCTTCAAGATACATCAAGTCATGGCTATCTGACGGATCACTTTCACACCAAAGAGAAGGATATTTGCAATTGCACCTAATATATAGATATTTTTTGTCCGGTGCGATCTCATCGGTTCCGACATAACCACCATAGAAGGATTTCGGAGCAACTACTATATCTGGACGATATGCATTGTCGCGCTCAGTCTTCATTTCGATTAGTGTTCGCCAGGCTACAATAGTCGCTGCGACAGTAGCCAAAGCAACAACAATTTCAATGACCTTAAAAATAATATCGATCGATGATTTTCTTTTCCGTTGTTGCTTTTCTAGCTTTACAGTTCCATGACCTTCGATGTCGAAAGAAACATCTTCTATCAAAATATCTACATCAGACTGATGGGACCCAATTTGCTGTTTGTTCTCCTCACTCATTACAGTACCTGCTTTCTTATAGAATTCCGTTCTAATGATTTTAAATTGAAAACATCGCTGTAATAATAACATGTAAACAGCTCTTAAAAAAGGGCCGCCCGATGGAAATTGGGTTCCCTCGCAGTCTTTCACGATATAAGCATATCAAATATCTCTAGTAGAATCTTATCCAATATTGGACATCAAAAGACCAGAAGTCCACGTTCATCGTAGACGCTTCCCGTCTGCTCATGCCGGATACAGCGGTCCAGTGCCATAATGGCTGCCACAATCCCGTCAATCTTCTCCGGCGACTTTGCCTTGGTGCATTTGATATTGCCAGCAGGGTCCGTATCAACCACCACGTTCCCACTCATCCATCGCATGACCGGATGTCCTCCATGAATGATCCGTCCTTCCATAAGAAGTTTGTAGAACTCCTTCGTCGGCGGACTCATATCTTTATAGCCTTGGCCAAAGGGCACGACTGTGAAACCCATGCCCTCAAGGTCCTGTGTCATCTGCACAGCTCCCCATCGATCGAAGGCAATCTCTAAGATATGGTACTGTGTTCCCAAATCCTCGATGAATTTCTCGATGAAGCCGTAATGAATCACATTTCCTTCAGTCGCCATGAGATATCCCTGCTGATGCCAGACGTCATAAGGGACCGACGCCCTGCGCACTCGGATCGGGATGGTATCCTCCGGTATCCAGAAAAAGGGCAGCATCACGTACTTCTCCGTCTCGTCCCTCGGCGGGAACATGAGCACGAAAGCCGTGATATCGCCAGTACTGGAAAGATCCAGCCCCCCGTAGCAGTCCCTGCCTTCGAGCGACTTCA